CCTATCGCTACTTTCCCTCTTTGATTTCTTCTTCGCCTAGATTGCTAATTTCTAATATCTTGTCAAAGATTGGACTAACAACATTTGAAGGCATTTTTTTAATAAGAGCAATATCTCCACCATTAGTAAATACATTTTTGCCATCTTCGTCTATGATACAAGCAAATAGAATTTCACTTCTAAATTCTAAGTCGTCCATTGTTCCATTTTGAAACTTCATTAGTTTTGTTTCATATTTGGCTCTAACACCTACACTCATTTCTACTACATGGATATTTTGTTTACCAACTTTTATTATTGCCTTTCTAGGCTCTATTCCAAATAAAAAATCTCTCGTATTCATTTCTTTCCTTTTATTGTTTTATAGCTTAAAAGCTAAAGAGTAGGCAGTAAGAAATGAAAAAAACAAACTGCCCACACTTTAACTTTGAAGCCACAAGAGGGATTAACCTCTTATGTCCAAATAATATCGCCTGATATTCTTAAATTTAATGTCGCAGTTTGTGCATCTGGCGAGTTACCATCAATACCTGCAATCTCAAACCCTAATACAACTGCATCAAAACTAGCAGAAGTACCACTTGTATACTCAATTGTTACAGGTATACTATGTCCTGCTATTGCATCGGTTTTCAAAAATGAATGAACAACATCTGTTGCATCATAAAATAAAACGACCTCCACACTCGAGGGAGTTTTAATTCCATTAACATATTTTTTAGTTGTGCTATCGATTGGAGTAGCTTCGATTTCATCTGTAGTAAATCCTACCCCACCTAAAGATTTAACTCCCTCAACTTTTGTGAATGTTGAAGTAGGTGTTCCTGTTCCGTCAGAATCAATTTTTAATATTGTTCCACTTGTAATTTGTGTTCCCATTTTTTTTCCTTATGCTATTTTAAAAATATCAAAATTTAAAGTCTCAAACCAACTACCACCATCAGTTATGTACCCGCCACTATTCCCAAAAAGAGTAATTTTTTTAATATTATTACTTTCATCACTTTTATTGTCTAATGCATCTATAACACTATTGGCTAAAGCCTTAATGACATCTCTTTCTTTCCCATAACATTCAATACTTATTCCAATATTTGCATATTTTATTACTCCACTAATGTCTTTTACAATTTCCGTATCATCAGTTTTATAAATAATATAAGTATCTGTTTCTTTTACATCATACTCAAGCACATCAGGATAAACCATATTATTAGGGACTAAACCTTTTAGCTTTGCAAAGATTGTTTCACCAATGTCTAAATTCATTATTCTGTTTCCTCACATGACAACTCTAATACTGTATTCTTTTCAAGATATTTAGGTGGAAAAATTACTTCAAAGATACGGTTAGTGTCTAAATCTTCTACAACATAATCTACTTTAATATCTACGTTTGGTTTTCTGATTAATATTTTAAAACTAGACACCGCTGTCTCTTTATCTGCTGATAAATAGCTAGAAACACTTGTGTTCTCAATACCGCCTCGGCAAGTAATTACTTCTACTAGACTATCAGCAGTAGCACCCGTAGAAGTTCTTATTTTTTCTTTTTTGCTAATTTTAACTCTATTTGTAAATCTACTAATTCTCATAGTGGACTACCTTGAAACATATCTAAAATAAAAGTCACAGTTTGAGGAAGTTCTCTAACTTTTGTCGGTCTTGAAGATACAGAAGACCTCTGCTCATACCAAGTACCCACCAAAAGTAATCTAGCTTGATTAACTTCATCTGGCATATCTTCATACCCTACATCATAAGCCATCGTAAAATCTGCACCATCCCAATCCTCTGGAATATCATTCATTGTGACCTCTAAGACATTAGCGTTATAAGAGAAGTAATTAGTGTCGCTATCTCTATCATAGTTATATTCATATCCATTGATAAGTATTTTTTCTATGCCATTATAGGTTAAAGTTATAGCCCCATTAGGTACAGGGCTTTCCCAAGCCATTTTCCTATCCATTGATATATATGTTTGTACATATTCTAAAGACCGAATTGTTTTATGTAAATACTTCTCAACTGAGCCTAGACTTGCTTTAATATAAGAATTTATTAGAAGGTCATCTTCATTATGTTCTACTATTAAATGCTTCTTTGTTAATTCTAGCGATAAACTGTCTATACTTGATTGAGTTATACTTAGCATTATCTTGTCTCTTTCACTACTGTTTTTATTGCTTTTTCTTTTGGCTTTCTAGTTTTTATTTCATTTGCATAACCATTAGATATAAGTTCTTCTGCAAAAGATTCATCATCAATAGAGTATTCTTTGCCTTTAGTAAACAAGGCTCTAGTTCCTGAAAAAGTTTTAATAAATATTAATTTCATAGTCTTTCCTTATGTAGAGGGAATCCCCTCTACTTGATAGTCATAGTTTTAAATGCAGTTCCTGCATCCCAAACTCCACCACCACTTCTTCTGTAACCCATAAACCCTTTTTGTAACTTATCCATGTATTTTTCTTCAAATTTATGAATAGCAGGTGCTCCCACATCTCTAATAACATATTTAGATAAGTCTCCGAATACAATTGGAGTTGCCGATGTTGCAATATCTGCCATATCATCATTAATTTGGAATGGTTTTCCTAAAATTGTTTGAGAAGCACCATTCACTAAATCTTTCATTCCCCATAAAGGCATACCGTCACCGTCTTTAAGTTTTCTCAATGAAGCTAAAGTTTTGTCATTAAACATGAATTTAGCACCGCTTCTGTAAGCACTATTTACAGAATGTTCTAGGTCTACTAAATCGTCATACCCAACATTTGCAGTTTCTGCAGTAGTCAGCCCTGATGTAGCCCCTGTCATAATCCCTGCTGGTGCAGTCGTACCATTACCAACTGTAAAATCTTTGTTTTGCTTTCTTGCTATTCTAGTACCAATTGCTCCTGAAATAAGTCCAACAATATCAAACTGTGAATCTTGTAGTAATTGGATAGGAACTAAATATACCCCTGATGTATACATTTTTGCCCCAATAGAACCTTGTCCTACCGCAATATTATCTGTTCCAATATCAGTATTTTCATCTGTGATGTCACCTTCATTAGCAGTATCATCAAAAGTTGGAAGTAGAATATCACTACCTGTTCCTGTCGTCCATACTGTCGAAACTTCTCTCATTCCACCAAATGCTTTCATAGCTTGGTCGATTGAAGTAGCCATTTCAGTATGCGTTAAAAAACCACCTTCCGAATTTGTGCCTGTTGATTGAGCTCTTTTTTCAACTAAAAATCTTTGGTCTTCCGAACTTAAAGATGAAATACCATCTCTTAAATATTGAACAAATACTTTAGCGTGTCTTTCTTTATCTGATAAATCTTTATTATCAGCAGTTTCTAATTTAGAATCTAAAGAGAATTTTCTTGATTCCTCAATTGCTCTAATTGATTTATCTAACCCATTGAATTCGTCAGCCATTTTATCCCAAGAAGATGATTCTTCTGTGTTCATCCCTCTAGCCTCAGATTCTAACTTTTTAGTTAAATCTTCCATTAGTAAAGCAATTTTTGCTCTTTTTTCTTTTAATTCATTAATTTTCATTCTTGTTCCCTTAATTTGCTATTTTATTTTTAAAATCTGCAATAGTAGATTTCATTTTTGCTAGTTCTGTATCGTGAACTTTATTGTCTAAATCTTTTTTAGTTTTACATTCCCCAAGACATCTTTTAGCGACCTCTGTATCAGTATAAGCAGGAGTGCTTACAATAGATACTTCGTACAGATTATCTATATGATTGATTGTTCTTAAATCAGTTCCATCATCCATGGTAGTCCATTCTGTACTTTCAAATCCCGTACTAAACCCAAAACTCATTTTAGATAAAGTTCCTCTTTGTGTTAAGATTGCTAAGTCTTTTCCAAGAGTTGTTAAAGGAAGTTCAATTTCCACTTCCAACCCTTTTTCAGTCTCAACTACTTTCAAAGTTTCATTAGAACTTCGTGCTAGTAAGTTTGAATAATCATGTTCATACAAAGCAAGTAAGTCAGGAGTTTTTGATAATGCTCTTTGACAAGCACCAGAAGCAATTACTTCTCTGAACCCCATATCTTCACTCATTTTATTGTATGGAATGGCCAAACCTCTTAAAGTTGTAGGGTTATTTTCCGTAGCGTTTCTTAGTTCAAATGCCACATCATAAACTCTTATCTCTTTTTCCATAAGTGTTACCTTTCTATTATAAATAAAGGATTTAGTACAATAGGGATGAAAATCATTGCCTATTGTTTGCTTTATTTATGAAAATTATAAAGGAAACAATAAGGCTATTTTTCAAAGTTATTTTTGAACTTCTTTTTGTAGTCGTCCAAGTTGAGTTGACAAGTTATTGAACTTCTTTTCTAATGAGGAGTAAGAGCTTCTATCTTCTTCGTTTTCTTCTTTCTTATCTTGTCCTGCGTTATTCGGTGTCATAGTATTATTCCCCATCATAACATCATCATATTTCGATAGTGGCACAAGATTTAGAGGAATAAGAATATCATCCATTCCCTCAATAGGATTTAAGTTTAGTCTTTTTCTAGCTTCATTTGGACTAAAGATACTTCCTTTTATTCCCTTATCTAATCTTTCCATCTTTTGTGTAGAAGTTGAGTTCATTAAAGAATCTGTATCATATTCAAAGAAGAAGTCTCTACTTGATTTAGAAATAAGTTTCATTTTCAACTCTTGTTCTATTGTTTTATAATAAGGATTAAGAGAATACATTTGGAAGTAAACATTCAGATTTTCCACATTGGCATAAGTTGAAGCCTCTGTGTTGTTTAAAAGAGTTACAGGTACTCTAAAGATATTTGCTATATCGTTATCTGACATTTGCTTGGAAGCTACATAATTTGCATCCGTAGGAGAAATCATTTCAATTCTGTTATATGTCATACCCTCTGATAAAATCATAGTTTTACCTGAGTTCCCAACTCCCCCATATTCGCTACTTATTGCTTCCTTTAATAGCTTTAAGGTTTCTTTATTTAGTTTTGCAGGGTGAGTAACAACACCTCCTACATTCGAAGCATTATCATAGAAGTTTTTACCAAAAGCAGATTCACTACTTGACCTTTCAAGAGTGCTTCTATGATAGGCAATTGGTGATATTCCAACTTTTCCATCCAATGATAATCCTTTAAAGTGCAAAACATCTTCTGCAAATAAGTTAAAAGTTTTATTGTTTAATGTGATAGTGTAAGACAATTCACCATTAATTGTTATTTGATGGGAAACATTCATTGATGGAATAAAAATGGTTTCCTTGACTGTGTAATCATTGTTCCTAACAATAACTGCATAGGCATTTCCAAACCCTGATAACTGCCCCATAATAGACTGAAACCAATTGATTGTAGTAGTATTAGATTGTGGTTCTGAAATCCATTTTGCCAAAGGATGTGTAAAGTTCTGTGACCTATTATCTTCTTTGTCTTTTTTATATAGAGAAAGATTAGTCATACCTACTGCATCAGACAAATATCTAATACAACTATAAACGGGAACTAGCCTTAAGGCATCATTTCCTTGTACTGAGTTTGTTCTTATCCCTAAAATCTCAGCAACAGTCGCCAAGGTGCTTCTTTCCTCAGTTTTATTTCTTTTTTTGAAAAAGTCAAACATTTAATGCCTTTTTATTTTATCTACACGATTATAAATGAAAGAAGTAAGCTATTTTTCAATATAAGTAAGACTTGGATTATTTGTATCTTGCTAGATAATATGGATTAATATTTCTTCTTCATTGTTTAAGTGTTCTGTGATTCCCTGCATACACATAAGAGAAGCAATAGCAGTATCAATCTTATTTATACTTTTAGACTTATCAAACTTTTTATTATCTGCGTTATCTTTCGTAATTACTACATTTTGCATACAAAAATTAAGAGGTGCATTGTTTAAATGGCTAAGTTTATTGCTGTATATTAATTCCTCAAAAACTTCAATAAGTGGACTAATCCCTTTGTAGGATTGTTGTATTTTTTCTATCTCAACATTGTAATTATTTTTCTCGAATCTGCTTTCTATTTCTCCAAAACGCCATGAATCTACATATAAGCATTGAATATCATATAAATCTAAGATTCTCATTATTTCAGCACCCATAAAATCCCAATCAGCAGTACGAGATGGGATGCCTATTATTTCCCCACTTCTTATCCAAGCACTTAGGGGAATTTTCATATCATTCTCTCTTTGTACTAAGTCCATACTACTTGTAAATGTATAAGGCAATAATGTATATGCTCCCTCTTTGTCACCCTCTACGAGTATCACTAAAGCACTAAAGTCTAGTTTCCCAAGAGACAAGTCTAGTCCTGCAACTGCCTTTCTCTTGTAGAAGTGGGACTCTTTACCTTCTCTTGCAAGTCCCTTCCATACTCTCCCTGTAATAAATACATTGTCTGTAGATATTCTTTGATTACAATATAGATTTAGGAAATGTGGCTCTGTAGATGGAAGCGATTGTCCTTTCTTTGCATATGTCAAAAAATCTGATTTACTTCTGAAAAATCCAAGAGCAGGACTTGATTTATGCCAATTTTTAGGATTGTACACATCATCATCAGATTCAATAACAAATCTTTTGATATAATTTTCCTCTTTGGGATTTTTAAGGTAATCATCTATCATTTGATTATAAGGAAAAGTATCGTCTGGGGCTTCCGTTGAGATTGTAATATTTAAAGCATCCGAATAAGCTCCACTTGAAGAAACAATTGCTTCAAACATTGAGAGGTCTTTATATTGTCCTGATTCATCTGCAATTGTTAATCTTGAAGATAATCCCATAGCACTACCTGCATCATTTGAAAGAGCCTTATATAATACTTTATTTTCTAAGTTTTCTAATTTCTTACCTGAATCTGTTATTTTAATCTTTTTAGATAAAACCTTAGACTGTTCAATAATCTTTTTCATCAAACTAAAAACAATTCCTGCTTGTTCTCTTGTTCCTGCTAAAGAATATAATTGTGAACTTCTCATTACTAAATCTTTTAGGCACATAAAAGCTAATATAATAATTGCGATTAAAGCTGTTTTCCCGTTCTTCCTTGAAATAGAAAGTATTGCAGATTTTACTACTCTCTTTTTTGTCACATTATCTAATTTAAAAACTTCATATATAAATTCAACTTGAAAAGTAAGTAGTTCAAAATTATGCCCTACTTTCTCACCTTCGGGAACTTTTAAAGACAATGCAAATCTAACTACTTTATCAGCCAAGGAATAATCATATTTTTCAGGAGTAATTAGATTTAGTTCTTTTACAACTGATTTAGAATCATAAGTCTCTTTAGTGTAAACCTTTTGGTTTTCATCTATGATAATATCATCAAGAGATACTGTTTCTAGGTCAATCAAACTAACTCACCAAATTCATCGTCTTCCGACCTTTTTCCCTCTAATGTTCTAGTTTGGTTTGTTTTTACTCTACTTGAAGGGTTTATTCTAAGTTTTTGAGATAAAGTTCCCTGTGTTCCATTTAGTGAAGTTACCATTGAGAGAACTTGCTTATGTTCTTTAGATAATATTTTTAACAATCTTAATTGCTTATTGTATTCTTCTAGTAGAATAAAATTCATACAATAGTTTTTAAGTAAATCTATCTCCCCTAAAGTAAAATGGTCAGGAGAGTAACTTGAAACAATTCTTTCATATATTTCTTTTTCTCTATTTGTTAGGCTATTTGGTGTCGAAATAAACTCTTTTGTTCCTATTATCTCTAAATCTTTCATGTTACCACTCTTTAGTAATGTGGATTATTGCTTGCTTCTCTAATTTTTCCTCAAGAGACATAAATCTTTCATCCATTTTTGATAGTATAAATTTTGTTGTTGAAGCATCAGCTTCTAAAAGATTCTGATTCAAAGCATCTATCGCATATTCTAAGCAAGTTTCATCATCTTTTTTTATTCCTTCAATTATGGTTTCCACTATCTTATTTTTCTGTTTCTTGGAATCTAGCTTCTTCTTGTGGTCTATTCTTTTCCCTGCTAAGGGAAACCTATCTTCTTTGTAAGCCATGACATCTTTTTTATTGTATTCATTCACTCTTCCTTTTTTAGTAAAGCGAATACGACCATCGTTAACTATCTGGTTCAATCTTTGTCTTGATATTTCTAATTCTTTTAGTACATCTTGTGTTTTCATAGTGCAATAATATTATAAATGTAAAGTCTATTTTTCTCGTTCTGTAAATGTGAGGCAATCACCCTACCCTACGAGGATGCGAAAATTAGTATGTAAAGGCCAAACTATGATATGACAAGTGTCAAATGACAAGGCTTGTTTCTTTGAAAG